TTTTAGCTCCTTTTAGTTTTTCACATATTTCGCGTATTCTTCAGGTGGCACCCCTAATTTTTTAGAAATAGCCAACTGTGATTTGGTGAGTCTCACAGTCCTGCGTCCAGTTTGATTTCTATTAGCAGTTGCAACGTTCTGAACGACTTTACGTGGCTCCTGTTTATTCTCATCTATTTCTAGTTGAGAGTTAGCAAACTTTTGAGGGAAATAATCTCTCAATCGTTTATCTAATTCAGTATAATACTCATTACTATCTACTTCAATACCCTCACTTTTTATCTTCACATCAATTTTAAGTGCAGCATCTGTCATGATATCGTCATTCAAGAACCAATCATTTTTCTCAGCCCATTTCTTAGCTTTTTCGCTAGTTTTAGGCATGTTTGCATAGATTTGTTCATCATTAAATTGTTGTTTAGGAGCAGTTTTAGCTTTCTCAGCTTCTTGCTCTCTCATATATTTTGTATTTGAAAGTCTTTCTTTTTCTATAGAAACTTGAACTAATCTTTGATTAGCTTTTGAAATTGCTACAGCATCTTGAGATTCAATTGCTGATTGAAGTTCTCTTGTTGCTTGAATTTGATCAGATTCTACTCTAGCTTCAAATTCTTTTAGATAACTTTCTTCTATTTTTGGAAATCTTACTTTAACTTCCTCAACTTGTTTTTGTAAACCTTTGGCATATTGTAATGCAGCTCTTTCTCGTCTTTGAGCTTCTCGCATTTTACCTGTAAGTTCATTAATTCTAAATCTTACATCCTTTGAATATGATGCAAGATCATCTGATTTTGATTGAGGCTTAGAATCATTTGACTCTGAAGTATTTGTTTTTTCAGTTTCCTCTTGTACTTGTATTTCAACTTTGTCGTCCTTGTGTTGATTAACAACTGTACCCTCAGGAATAACTTCTTCGTTAATTATTTTAACTTGTCCACTTTCTTTTTTACTTTCTTGGACAACGACATCTTTATCTTCATAACCGTCGGTATCTAACTCAACAGTTTTTTGACTTGGTTTTATTATTTCATTTTCTGACATTTTAGCTCCTTTTTATCCTCAGTATGTATGCAATATATCCTCTGGATTATTGATTGTTGCGATGATTTCATCATCGTTTAAAATTCGGACTTCTCCGCCATCTATTTTAAAACGGCTGCCTGCATATCTACCAAAAATAATCCATTGATTTTCTTTGCACCACGAACCTAATGGAAACTTTTCTCTGTCTCTATAACAAAGAGGTCCCATTTTTAAAACCAAACCTACAACAGTGGTTTGTTGAATCGTTGATTGTGTTACATCAGAATAAATTATCCCACCTTTAGTTTTTTGTGGACCAGAGTATGGAAGAACAAGTATTCTCCAACCTGTAGGTGTAGGTAATTTTTCAATTATTTTTTCATCAAGAGATGATGAATCAAGATAAAGTTTTTCTATCTCTTCTTTGGTCTTATATGCATTTAGGAGACCGTTTTCTTTCGAATCAGTCTCGGGCGCCTGAGGCGTTGTCGTCGTCATTTAGCTCCTGTTTTTTTAACAAGTCCGTTAGGTCTTGTAGCAGATCATCGAGTGATCTGATTTGCCCTATTATATATTGATATGTGGTAAAATTGTCAACACCTATGATAATTTTATCACACAATAGTAATCTCTTCTCTTTTATTCTTTTTTGAATAAATCTTAAAGTATCATAATCCATATTAAAGCTTAGTAAATCTACCTTTTCTTCTATATTTCTTCCAATTACACACTATATTCCAAGTATTGTCCTTTCCGTCAACTATTTTAATTATATGACCAGTTTCGGTAGATTCTATCCAATGTTGCATATAATCGTTAATTATTATTTTTTTCTTTCTAGGCATATTTTATTTTCACCTTTATCTAATGTTTCAAAATCATAATATTTTAAACATTTAGATACTGCATCCATATCAAATTTTTGGTAATCGTCAAAAACAAATCTTGAATTAATAATACTACGTTCAGCAAAAAATACAGCCTCATTCAACACGTCTTTTGTCATGTGAGGACCGTCAAAATGAACAAATATAAACGGATTGTATTCTGGATAGCGTCGCATAAATTCTCTATCTGTCATATGATATAATTTAAATTCTTTGTAATCAGATAAATCTTTTTCTAATTGTAATCGCATTTCATTCGTGTAATCAGCAGTATATGAAGGAGAATTATCGTAATGCTGGTAGTTTAAATTTCCATAAGGATCTACTCCAATGTGAGTATAGTTTTTGAGACGGTTTGGTCTCATGCCGTCCATTATAATTTTAGAACCAAGTCCCTCACGAACTCCTATTTCACAAGTTAAAACGTTATCAGATTTTAATTTTAAACTTCTTATCCAATTATCTAATAAATTGTAATCTTGGCTGTCTCCACGAATCATTTAAAATTTTTTTTCTATTTTAACTGTTGGAATATTAATTTGTTCAGAATCTACTTTATTGCAAGAATAAAGCAATAATAAAATAATCAAATATTTCACTATTCAATAACTTTTTTTTCTCTAATAATATGGCCTAAAACAGTACCCTTATGTTCGCCTTCTTTTAATGTGTATCCAGAAGTTCCATTACCATTTATTTCTACTTCTTTACGACTTCTTAATAGAATATTATTTTTTTCTTGAATTTTTTTAGCGATAAAATTATTCGCAATTAAATCTTTTAATCTTTCTATCATTATCCATTCTCCTGTTCTTTTGATTGTGGTTTATTAGCCATCGTTCGTGCAACTGATTCCGCGCTGCGCCCTACGACATACCCCCCGAGCCCAATCTGCAAAAGGGTCCACACATCTCCAGGTAATTGTATTGTTATAGAAGCTTTAAAAAAGAATAATATTACTGGTCCTAACACATAATTCCATACAAGAATAAATATTAATACATACATTAATAATGGACGCCAACTTGCTGAGAACCAACCAGCTTTAGCTTCTGCTTCAACAATTTTTGCTGCTGCTTGTAATTCTGCAGTATTAGATTGTAGTAATTGTGTCTGTAATTGTGATTTTAATTTTTCTTGAAGATCTTTATCAGGAACAGATTTTTCAATGGTATTAAATAAAATTTTTGCAAGAGGTGCAACTGCTCCTAACATTTGTAACATTAGAATATGCCTTTAAAAACCTTTTTCTTTACTTGAACATCATATTGACCTTTTGAAGTTCCTCCGTCAATTCCCATTTTATCGTTGTAAGTCATTCCACCGTCTTTCATGCCTTGTGACATTGGACCTTTTTTAGGAGGAGCTCCGTATCTTTTTCCTCCAGATAAACCACCCATTTTCATTCCTGGTGCTTTTTCTTTTTCTTCTTCTTTTCCTACAAATCCACTTAATGGTGCAATTAAAGCTGCTGGATTATTTAATGGAGTTGCTGCAGCTTGTTTTCCGCCGCCCATTAATGTTGAACCAGCCATTCCTGCAAGTGCTCCAATAGCTGCAATTTCTAAACCAGTCATTGCTTTAACTGGTTTTTGTTTAATTGGTTTTTTAGGTTTCTGACCTTTTTTAGCTCCGTTCATCATGTGAATTTTTTAGTGCTCATTGCCATTTGTTTATGCATTCGGATTAATCCTCCGTCAGCTTTTTTCATCATTCCACCTTTTTTCTTAATGACACCTCTGCCTTTTAAAATATCTTTCATAGTAACTTTACCGTCACCTGTTAAATCTGGAAAACTTTTTTTCTTCATTTCTCCACCTTCTTTTTTTCCAGCTCTTTTAACAGGCGGCTGTGCTCCTAAGATTTTATTCATAGATGCTCTTTGATCTTTTGAAATTGCAGTATCTGCTAACACTGGAATAGCTTTAAATCTTTCATCGTAATCTTTATCGAGAGGTTTTTTTGGCATTTTTTACTCCTTTTTCTGCGTAGGTTTTTTTAAATCTTGTTTTAATTTAGCTTCTGCTAAATTTATTCTCTTTTTCCCTAGTTCTTCATTTAAATTAAGTTTGTCCTCTTGTAAAGTCTGCTGAGCACTAAACTTATTACGTTCAAAATTCATTTTTTTAGCCTCTTCGACTGCTTTTCTTTGTATATCCATAGCTTTTAGGTCTAATTCACGTTGTTTTAAACCAATTAATGGATCTTGTCCCTTTTGAGCATCAAATTGTGTCTCCATTTGAGCTAATTCTTGTGTCATTTTTGCTTGTCTCTTCGCTACTTCACTGTCAAATTCAATTGCAAAGGCATCTTCATCACTTTGTTGAAGTTGTAGCATAGCTGGATCATTTTGAAAGTCAGCTAAAACTTGTTGTTTAATTTTCAAACTTACATGTTCCATTAAATGACCTTGTAATAATGCATACACTTGAGGATTAATCTGCACCATTCTGCTCATCATGAATGCCATATGTGTTGCAATGTGTGCATCATGATCTTGTTGAGGAAATGCTTTAGGTAAAACCATTTGTAATGCTCCTGTATTTTCAATCGCTGGGTCTAATGGTCGTGGTGGCTCTGGTGGTGGTTTTAAAATTCCATTAATATTTTTAACTCCAAGTGCCTCGTACATGCGCCTGTATGCTTCATGAATATTATGCATTTGTGGATTTGTTTGTGCTAATTGTAATTCAGCTTGAGCAACTTGAATTCGTTGTGTCATAGAAAATATATCAGGATCTGCTACTGGTATAACATCTACTTTTTTATCAAAGTCTTGAGCTTTAATTGTTCTCTCACCGCCGTACACATCGTAAGGATATTCTGGTGGTAAATAATCTGCAAACACTTGTGCAAGAATTTTAAATTCTTGTTTCATTGCATAGTAACATCGTTTATGAATCGCGGACATCACTTTTGATCCACGTTCTAATAATGCCATAGTTGTACCAACAGGTGATTGTTGGCTCATATCTCCAACTTGCATATCAGCAATTGAAGCAAATCTTTTTCCAGACTCAACGCAATAATTTAATAAATTAAATAATGTTGCACTTGGTTCTTTAAACGGAAGTAATTGAAACTGATCCTTAATGTTTCCACCAGGAGCATCTACATCTCTAAATTCACCTGGTTGTAATGGTTCAGAATCATCTCTTATTCTCATTCCTCTAGATTTAAATCCAGCAGGTAAATTTGATAATGTTCCTGCATCAAGTAATTGTCTTAAGGCTGAGGTAGCAGTTCTGGATAAACCACCTATCATATGAATTAAACCAAAACCGTAAAAACCTAAACCTGGTAAAAATTTAAAGTGAACAAAATAATTTTTTCTTTTTTTAATTGGATCATCTGGATTATAATTTCTATAAATAGATAATACTTGTTGTGAATCTTCGTCAATTGTTACAATGTAAGGAACTTTAATATTACCCTCTTCTTCATAACCTGGTAAATCTAAAAAAGTATGTACTTCAATAATATTGTACATATCTTCGGCTGTTTCAGGAGTTGGTGATATACCTTCTAATTCATTAACCTTATCTTTCGCGTCGTTTTGAGAATAATAAGGTTTTGGTAAATCAATATCTAAATACATTCCCGTAATTTGCATTTTTTTTAATTCATTCAAATTCATTTTAACTACTTGTGTAATACGTTGAGCATCTTGAAGATCTGTTGCATTATAAGGAACTACTAAATCTTCTGCTGGTATAAATTTAGAAACTGCTCTTTGCATTAATTCATCGTAATACACTTTTTTAAAAGCTGATCCTGCTAATGGTAGATAAAATAACATTTGATCAAAGTCTGGAGTATATTCTTCCATTTTATCCATCAACATGTAGTTCATAAAATCTTTGACTCTTTGAGCTTGTTGTATTTTTTCTTCTGTCTCTGCTCCAATCACCTCTGTTCTTACAGGACCTGAGCTTGGTAATAATTCTTTAATTGCTTGCGCTTGAAACTGTGTAACTGATTCTGCAAGAAGTGGATGTGTTACTCCTGATGCTCCAATAAATGGTCTTGTCAGAGATTGATACTTAAACCCTAAAAGATCTAAACCTTTTACATAACCTTGAACCCAATCTTCTCTTGATGTTCTATCATAATTAACTTCTGTAACTAACTGAGCACCTATTTTTTTTAATTCTTGTTCATCTATTTTCTCTGCAAGGTTTGCGTAAAAATTTTCTTGCTCTCCTTCTTCGGGTAAGGGCTCACCAGCGATAAGATTATCTTCTTCATCAATAACCGTGGTTACTGCTTCAGGAGCCGTGCCAACGG